TCAGACCCAGACTTTGCAAATTGGGTGAAATCTTCACCTGTTCGCATAAATCTGTTTGCCAAGGCTGATGGTGAGTTTGATTACGATAGTGCAAACGAATTACTTACTACTTATAAACAGTTACGTGGCGTGAAGGCGAAACAAACGAGTGATGCTGGTGAAGCAACTCGCAAGACTAACCTGAAGGCGGCGGGTGTTGATATAGGTGGTAGTGGAGAATCAGGAAAGAGGATATACAGAAGGGCTGACCTTATTCGGCTGAAAATGACCGATCCGAACAGATACGAAGCCTTGTCTGATGAAATCATGCAAGCCTACGCTGAAGGTCGGGTCAAATAATTAACTTATCGCTTTTTGGAGATTTATCATGCCTTTAGGTACAAATAATGTGACAGTAACGACAGCGGCAACGTTCATTCCTGAAATTTGGAGTGACGAAATTGTTGCGGCTTACAAGAAGAACCTCGTTTTAGCAAACTTGGTTATGAAGATGTCTTTCAAGGGCAAGAAGGGTGATGTAGTTCACGTTCCTGCCCCTACCCGTGGTTCAGCGTCTGCAAAGGCGGCTGGCTCACAAGTAACTTTGATTGCGGCAACGGAATCTGAAGTTCAGGTAGCAATCGACAAACACTATGAATATAGCCGTTTGATCGAAGACATCGTAGAAGCACAGGCTTTAAACAGTCTGCGTAACTTCTACACAGCAGATGCTGGTTATTCTTTGGCTAAACAAGTTGATTCAGACTTGATTAACCTTGGACGTTCAACCAATGGTGGTGCTGGTACAAACGCCTATGCAACTGGTGCGTTTATTGGTGGTGATGGTACAACGGCTTATGTTGCCGCAAGCAACAACGAGACAGCCTTGACCGATGCCGCTATCCGCCGCACTATTCAGCGTATGGACGATACCGACACTCCTATGGATGGAAGATTTTTTGTGATCCCGCCATCAAGTCGTAATACCTTAATGGGTCTTGCACGTTACACAGAACAAGCCTTTGTTGGCGGTACTAACAATACCATCCGTACTGGTGAGATCGGTAACTTGTATGGCATCCCTGTGTTTGTCTCAAGCAATTGCGACACAGCATCAGGCTCTTCTGCCGCCCGTGTTTGTTTGATGGGACACAAAGATTCTTTGGTTCTGGTTGAGCAAATTGGTGTTCGTTCACAAGTTCAGTATAAGCAAGAGTACCTTGCTACGCTGTTCACATCTGATACGTTGTATGGCGTTCAGATTCTTCGTGCGGCGGCAAGCACAGGTGCGGCTAAATCTGCATCTATGTTCGCTCTCTTAGTTCCTGCCTAATTGCAGTTGCGCCCCCCGTAACTGGGGGGACTTTTTTAACCTAATTAGGAGAATCTTATGGCGGCGGCAACAGCAGTTGTATCACGTAGAGGAACTGACACATTCCGTGGGTTATTTTCAGATACGTTTTCAGTAGTAGCAACCTTGAACGCATCATCTTTGACAGATGGTACGGGAGAGACAAACACGATAGCAGTCCCAGGCGTTAAGTTGGGCGATATTGTGATGAACATTAGTTTGGGTGTGGATGTCTCTGGCATCTCCATTACTCCTTATGTTTCAGCGGCAGATACTGTGTCTATTCGTTTCCAAAACGAGTCAGGCGGTACATTAGATTTGGCATCCACCACAGTTCGCTGTGTGGTTGTTAGATTAGTCTAAAGATCGGGAGGCTTGCCTCCCTTTCTTTTAAGGATAAATATGGCTTTGTTTCGTTGCAATAAATCTGGCAATACAGTCGAATTCAGATATGACTTTGATATTGTTGAGATGCGTAGGCATCCCGAATACACGGAAGTTATTACTTCTTCTGTTATTGAGATTGATAGTGCTGATGGAACAAGGCAGACAATAACTTTGAAGCGTCCTATGGGGCGACCCCGTAAGGAACAATTGTTATGAGTGATATTGATGCGAGAGATTTTGGCAGAATAGAAGCCCAAGTGGAGGCTCTGCAAGCGGAAGTTCACCAATTGAGTAACGATGTCAAGGCATTGCTTGAACTAGCAAACCAGTCTAAGGGTGGCTTTTGGATGGGTATGGTCATTGCCTCTGCAATGTCAGGCATATTGAGTTTCTTTGCCGCAAGGTGGTTGAAATGAAAGAGGGCTTACTCTCAGGTGTAGTTTGTCCTGTGGCAACACAAGATGTTTCTACCAATCTGAAAAACAGAAATCATGCTTTTAAAGAGTATGGATATGGCCCACCTAATCCTCTAGAGCCAAATGATGCATTTTGGGTAAAGAAAGCCAAGATGTATAACGCTCCTACCAAGGATATTATGGATATGCGTTGTGGCAACTGTGCCGCATTTATCCAAACTCCCAAGATGATGGAGTGCATCCTTAGTGGACTAGAGAAAAATGAGGGCAAGAATGAGTTGTCCTATGACAAAAACTTTGTCAAGGCGGCTAATTTAGGATACTGCGATCTATTTCAATTTACCTGTGCCGCACTCAGAACCTGTGATGCGTGGAAATCAGGTGGCCCAATAACCAAGGAGAAACCATGATGTACGGAAAAACAAGCAAGATGCCTAAGAAAGACACCAAAAAAGGTGTTCCTATTGCCATTATGGTGGCAGTTGGTAAGCCAAAGGCTATGCCTATGCGTGGTCAGCGCACAGCAACTAACATGATGAAAAAAGCAGGGAGAAGTAAATGAGTTCATTGTCTGGAGCAAAGTCTCTTTTAAGTGCGGTAACTGCAACTGGCGCATCTCAACCTATTCAAGTTGATGGTGGTCAACCAGTATTTATGCAAGTCTCAGGCGTTACAAGTGCTACTGTTGTTCTGCAAGGTAGTCTTGATGGTACTAATTGGGCAACCCTTGGTACTGCTTTGACTGCTGATGGAATGGTTACTGTTGCCAATGCGCCTATGTATGTACGGGCGAACTGTACAGTTTATGTTTCTGGAACTATTACAGCAAAGGTTTTGTACTAATATGAAAACCAAAGCCCAAGCCAAGATTAGCAAGGTTATGAAAGAGTATGGGGCAGGAAAACTGCACACAGGCTCTAAAAAAGGCAAGATAGTAACTAGCCAAAAGCAAGCAATTGCTATTGCTTTATCTGAGGCAGGAAAGGCGAAAAAGAAATGAAACAAGGACTTTATGCCAATATCAATGCCAAACAAGCAAGAATTAAGGCTGGCTCTGGTGAACGTATGCGGAAAGTTGGTAGCAAAGGTGCGCCAACTGCCAAAGCGTTTGTTGAGTCTGCTAAAACTGCAAAGAAACCAAAAAAGGTGAAGTGATGAAAACTCCTGCTTGGCAACGCTCCGAAGGTAAAAATCCTAAAGGAGGGTTGAACTCCAAGGGAAGATCATCTTATAATGCGGAAACTGGTGGTAATTTAAAAGCACCAGTAAAGTCGGGGGATAATCCTCGCAGAGCAAGTTTCTTGGCTCGTATGAGTGGCAACGATGGTGCTGAATACGACAAGAAAGGTGAACCGACAAGACTGCTTCTTTCGCTCAAAGCATGGGGTGCATCCTCAAAGGCTGACGCAAAGGCAAAGGCTAAGTCTATTTCTGAACGAAATAAGGCAAAAGCGAAATGAGAGCATTATCAGTTGGAGTTAGTCCCACAGCGGCAGTAGACACAACAGTGTATACCTGTCCTAAAGGCTATTACTCTAAATTTACTGTAATGTATATACACAATACAGGTGGGTCTACCAAGCATATAACTGTTCAATGGTTTGACGCAAGTGCTAATACCACTCTTGATATATTGACCCAATACGATTTCTCGTCAAAAACTTACTTGCAGTTTGATGGCAACGCCTACATTGTTTTAGAAGAGGGCGATAAGATCAAAATAACTACTCAGTCGGCAAGCACATTCAGTTTTATAGCCACATTTGAAGAAGAAGGGTTGACTAGAGCATGACCTACCTAGAACTTGTAAACGATGTGTTAGTGCGCCTTAGAGAGCCTGTGGTCACTACTTTCAACGAAACTACCTATTCCACCCTGATTGGCAAGTTTGTCAATGATGCAAAGCGTCAGATTGAGGATTCTTTTGCTTGGAACGTATTAGTTCAAACTATTACAGTTACCACAGTTGCAAACACTTCTTCCTACTCCCTCACAGGGGCTGGTCAGAAGTTCCAAGTCTTAGACGCAATCAATACCACTAGCCTTTTAGGGATGACAAACATTGATTTTGTCACCATGAATCGCAACATCAACTTTTTGCCTGTTGGCACTTCAGCACCTACTAATTATGCTTTCAATGGTGTAGATGGTAGTTACGATACAAAAGTAACCTTGTACCCAGTTCCCGATGCTGTATACACAGTCAAATTCTCTTTAGCAGTACCACAAGCAACTTTGGCGGCTGACGCTACTGTGGTGCTAGTTTCTGATGTTTTAGTGTCTCAAAATGCATTTGCAAGAGCATTGGTAGAGCGTGGTGAAGATGGTGGTTTGTCTTCCTCAGAGGCGTACAACTTGTATCGGGCAATGCTGTCTGACTATATTGCTTTGGAAGGCACACGCTATCCTGATCGTGGGGAGTTTGTAGCAACATGACGCAAAGATTGCAGACCTTTAGTGTTCAAGCCCCAGGCTTCTTTGGGCTAAACACGCAAGACTCTCCTCTTACATTGGAGGCTGGATATGCGTCTATTGCCACCAATTGCGTCATTGACCAATATGGACGTATTGGCGCACGAAAAGGCTTCTCAAGGGTTAATGCTTCCTCTGGCAATCTAGGCGCAAACGATATAAAAGTCATCCATGAGTTAGTGCAACTTGATGGAACTTTGACTGTATTGTTTGCTGGTAACAACAAGTTATTCAAACTCAGTTCCACTAATACAGTTGTGGAATTGACCTATGGGGGCGGCGGAACAGCACCTACCATCACAGCAAGCAACTGGCAATGTGCATCTTTGAATGGCATTACCTATTTCTTCCAATCTGGCTTTGACCCTCTGATCTATGACCCTGCGGTCAGCACCACCACCTTCAGGCGTGTGTCTGAGAAAACGGGTTACACAGGCACAGTCCCTTTGGGAAACATTGTTATTTCTGCCTTTGGTCGCTTGTGGGTGGCTGATACTACGGCAGACAATGTAACGATTAGTTTCTCTGACTTGTTGGCAGGGCATAACTGGACTGCTGGGACATCTGGAACTCTTGATGTTTCTAGGGTTTGGGCGAATGGCGCAGATCAGATCATGGGTTTGGGCGCACACAATAATTACTTGGTTATCTTTGGTAAGCGTCAGATATTGACCTATCAAGGTGCAACAACCCCTTCCACAATGTCATTGGCTGACACCATAGGCAACATTGGTTGTTTATCAAGGGATTCCATAGTTTCTACTGGTTCAGACATTGTTTTCTTGTCTAACTCTGGTGTGCGTAGTCTTTTGCGTACTATCCAAGAGAAGTCTGCCCCATTGCGTGATATATCCAAGAATGTTCGTAATGACTTGATGACCTATGTAGGGGGCGAGACATTAGCAAACATCAAGGCGGTCTATTCAGAAGTCAATGCTTTTTATCTGCTAACGCTTCCTATTGCCAAACAAGTCTATGTCTTTGATACAAAGGCTCAGTTGCAAGATGGTTCTGCTAGGGTAACAACTTGGGACTCTATTGAACCAACTGCGTTATTGGCAAGAAGAAATGGTGATTTACTGATTGGAAAGAATGGTTATGTTGGCAAGTATGGGACATATCTTGACCATGCCTCAACCTATCGTTTTCAGTATTACACCAACTATGCTGACTTAGGTGATGCAAATATCACATCAATTCTGAAGAAAATCTCTGTGGTGGTTATTGGTGGAACTAACCAAATATTGACAATCAAATGGTCTTATGACTTTTCAGCACAATATTACTCAACCCAAGCAACTATTCCTATTTCTACAATTGCAGAGTATGGAATGGCTGAATATGGTGCAAATGGCATCCCAGTAGCATACTATTCGACAGGCATACAAATTGGCACTTTG